TTATGAGTATTTTATTCGGAGTGTTAGTTCAAGAGAGTGATGATTTCATTAAGGAACATCCAGTTGAATGTGATTGTTCAGCATTAAAGTTCGCTAAAACAATAAAAGGATTAGGAGATTATGTATTACAAGATGGATTATCTAATTGAAGATGAAGAAGAAATCAAAAGAAGAAACGACCAATTAAGAAGAATGGGTTTCTACTACGTTTGTTCTAGAGAGCCAAAGACAATGGCTAAAAGACAAAACATTAAAGTAATTCTCCGCACTTTAATAGACTACGAAGGGTTAAGTAATAAAACAATTTATGGATAAAATACCAAATAAAAAAGAAATACTAGCAAGCTTGGGTTATTATTCAGATGATTATCAATTCCTAGAGCTTGTAAATGGAATAGTTTTTAATTATTTAAAGGAATTTCCTCAATTCAATGATAAATACAACCGCTAAGACGTTACTTAACTGGATACACTCTAAACAATATAATCAAGATGGTGATTATGGTTGGGAACTTGCAAGACAAGAGGCAAGATGGTGTTGGGAGAAATATGGTGAGAAAACGATTAAGAAAGCATTAAATCATTGTCAATGTACCAATATCCAGAAATTCAAATGGTTATGCAATCAAATGAATAAAAATAAATAACTTAATTATATAAAACCTAACTTAAACAACATGTTTAACACTAAATTTCTAGCAATTCTATGTAGGTTCTCAGCAATCTTTTTAATGGTTGCTTGTGTACTATGGGCATTTGACACTCTATGGGCAATGCCACCAGCTTCTTCGTTTTCAGCAGGATTAGGCTATTCTATCGGAATGATTGCAGTATCAATATCTTTTGGATCAATTTTCTACATTGCATTCGCTTGTGCACATAAATATCTTGTGGAAAAGAAATAAATATGCTATGATAAGCACGCATTGGAGATCAATGCTTTTCATAGGAATAAGGAAATGAGGCATAAAGGGCTACCATTCAAGGAGTAGCCTTTTATGTTTAATCTTGCCAATTTTAATTAAATCTGCTATACTTAAATCCGCAATAATCTTTAATAAAATTTCTATGCAAATTGAATTCAGTGCAAAGGAAGTAGAAACACTTATCGCCGTTGTTGATTATGCTTTAAAAGCAGACGGATTAAAGGGTGTTAATATTTATGTTCCTTTAGCTCAGAAATTATCTCAAGCCTTACAGAACGAGCCAAAAGTAGAAGTATTAGGCGTTGAAGATGCTCCAAAGGAAGAAAAGAAGAAATAATATGATTGATAAAGAATTTAAAATTAAAAACAGATTACAGGGAATGAGTCGTGGAGAAGTTAAGACTGTTAAAAGAAGATGCAAAGAGTTAGGAGTGGATTGCGTTGACGCTGTATTTAGAGGATTTGTAGAGATAGCTGGAACAACATTCTGCGTCTCTGCTAAGAGATAACTTGACGGCTGTACGAAGATAGCGGAGGTCGTCTCGCTGGCAACAAAAGGCAACGAAAAGATGATTCGCTCTCAAAGTAGAAGCCATACAAATACCAGACTATCTGTATAACAAACTCACATATGAAAAAAGGATTCTCTCACAAAGAGCCAAGTATGAAAGAGATTAAAGCGTTTGGTCCCAAGAAAGCTAAAGAATATCTAGCCAAGGAACGCAAGGAGGGAGGTAAAGGCGAGCCAAAGAAATGGCACGCAAAAGAAATGTCCATTCTCAAGAAGAAAGTTAAATAACAAATCATTATGCCAATTAAAAAGTTTGATACTCAGTCAGCGGAGTTACATCTTGGAATTCTACAGCAACAAATCCAACGTCTTAAAGGAAAGAAGCATCAATGTGCTTTCATTCTAGACGAAGATAACAACCTAGATAGAGACGGAATAGATATGGAGACAGAGAAACTCAATCTAAAGAACTACGAGCAAAAGGAAAAGGAAATGGAAGAAGCTCTAGAGGCTTATGAGAATAAATGTTTAGAATTAACCCAGTTATAAAATGATGAAAGAAGACTTGCCAGGATACAGAGATAAACTACTCAAGGAACTGGCTGATATAGAATCTCAAATGGAAAAGCATGGATTACTAACTCAAACAGTAGAGATAGTTATTCCTGAACCAGTTGTAGAAGTAACAATTACAGAAACAGTAGTAGAGGAACCTAAAGAAGAGCCTAAGAAAGAAATCAAGAGAAGAGGTAGACCAGTAGGTTGGAGAAAACCAGTTAAAAAAGTAACTAAAAAGAAATAGATGACTCATCCAGGAGGTAGACCAACTAAGTATAATGAAGAAATGAATTTGAAAATTCAGGAGTATTTAGATACATGTAAAGATGAGATGATACAGGTTGTTAAGATGAGTGGAGAAAGAGGTGATACATTTGAAAACAAATTAAAAGTTAATCTCCCTACAATAGGCGGATTAGCTTTATATATAGGGGTTGCAGAAAGCACTATACAGGAATGGGCAAAAGAACATGAAGAGTTTTCGGTGTCTTTACGTAAAGTTGTCAAGGAACAAGAGAAGAGATTGATAAATAGCGGGCTTAGTGGAGACTATAATTCAACCATAGCCAAGCTAGTTCTTTCAAGCAATCATGGATATAAAGAAAGAAGTGATCAAACTACTAACGATAAAGATTTACCAACTCCGATAATAAATGTTCCAACCAACGACAGCACAGGAAAAGATTAGTAGACTGTCTAAAAGGATTAGAGCTGTTCAAGGTGGATCATCTGCTAGTAAGACAATCTCAATCATAATCTATCTAATAGCTAGAGCTCAAAGTGATAAGAAGAAAACTATCACTTCTATTTGTTCTGAATCAATCCCGCATCTCAAGAGAGGTGCTATTCGTGATTTCAAGAATATCATGCAAGAGCATCATTACTGGAAAGAATCTTTATGGAATGCTACCGATTCAATATACACCTTTGAAACAGGGTCGCAGATAGAATTCTTTTCAACGGATAACGGTGATAAGCTAAGAGGAGCTAGAAGGGATCGTTTATTCATCAATGAGGCTAATAACGTAAGTTTTGAGGCTTTTGAGCAGTTAGAGATACGTACAAAGAACTTTGTCTTTCTTGACTGGAATCCTTCAAATGAGTTTTGGTTTTACACAGATGTACTAGGTAAGCGTGAAGATGTTGAGCATATCATACTTACATACAAAGACAATGAAGCATTGGATCAAAGAATAGTTGACTCACTTGAACAACGTAAGAATCGTAAAGGATGGTGGTTAGTATACGGATTAGGTCAATTAGGGGAAGTTGAAGGCAAGATCTATAAAGATTGGCAGATTGTGGATGAAATTCCACATGAAGCTAGGATAGAACGCAGAGGATTAGACTTTGGATATACTAACGATCCAAGTGCAATTGTAGATATTTACTATTATAACGGAGGATATATCTTAGATGAGGTTTGTTATCAAAAAGGCTTGAGTAATAGACAATTAGCTAATATCTTACTTGAGAAACCAGAGGTCTTAACGATAGCTGATTCAGCAGAGCCTAAGTCAATAGATGAGATTAGAGGATATGGAGTATCTATTATGGGAGCTGTAAAGGGTAAAGACTCTGTGAGAAACGGGATACAGACTGTCCAAGATCAAAGAATCTCAGTAACCAAGAGATCAGTTAATATCATTAGAGAATATAGAAATTACCTATGGATGACTGATAAAGACGGTAAAGTATTGAATGAGCCAGAGCATCAGTTCTCACATAGTATGGATGCTATTAGGTATGGATTTAGTTTTTTACCAAATGATGTTGCGAAACAGCAAGAAAAGGAATATAATACTACTGCAAACGACTATATACAAAAGCTAAAAGGAGAAGAAGAACAACAGACATGGAGTGACAATCACTTTGACAAGTATTTTCAATAGGCAAGATCAAGGCCCATCCTTAGACTCTTAGTCATTAAACTAACAATTTAACTAAAAGTTCTATGGATGCAAAAGAACAACCGAAAGATGTACAGCCAGGACTGCAAAATGAAATAGTCAAGAAAGCTATTCAATTAATGGGTAAGAACTCTACTATCCATAACCGCCATGAAGGTTATTGGAGAGCTATTCAACAACTATTTGAACAAGGATTTACAGTATGGAATCCTCAAGGTACTAAGAAGATAACTTCTAAACTCTTGTTACAAATACTTTGGAAAGTAGTAAACAAGATGAAACCTTTGGATTTCAAGATACATAAGGCTGGACCATTTGCTTTGAAGACTGACAAGGAAGAGATTAAGAAAGACAAGCTAATTCGTGATTTAACTGAACAGATTGTTACAACTGGAGTGGCTACAGTAATGAAGGAAGGTAAGTTTGCTCAATGTTTCCGTGATAAAGGAGGTGTATTCTATAAGTCAGCTCTGTTTGGAGATGCTCACTTGCATATTGGTTATGATACAAACAATTCAGATTATCCTATTGCTTTCAGAATAGGATCGCTTTCAGATGTATTTATGAATAACGCAGCTACTGACATTAGAGATCCAGTCGGAGGACTTAGCTGTGATGAAATGGTAGTGATTTACAGGTATACAATAGATCAATTCAACGAGTTATGGCCTGAGTTTGAAGGCAAAGTTGCTCCAGGAGAGATTCCAAGAGCTTACAGATACAAGAAACAACTTGAGAAAACATGGCTACAAACAGTATACGATGATGAAGACATGATTGAAGTAGCTTATAGATACGGAATTGATAAAGAAATGGTTGTATTCGCTGGCAGAGCATGCACGGTTCTAGAAGAGCATTCAGGTAAAGACTATCCATATATCATGGATGAGAAAGCTTATATTCCTGTTCTACATTTCAAGTTCTTCCCTTCATCAGAAGGATATTACAACTATGGGATTGGACACATGGTTTATGATTTAGCAGTTGTTACAGCTCAAATGGATAACATGGCTTATGGTCATGCTGGAGATAACATCTGGCCAATTAACCTAGTTAATACACCACAAAAGAACGCTTCTAAACTCTTTAATGAGATTATGAAAGCCCATGAAATGAGAGCAGCAGGTGGAAAAGGTTATGTTATTAGTGAGAATGTAGGAGGTGGATCAGGAGTAACAGTTGAAAGCTTCCAATCACAACCTATCACTCAAGAATGGGAAAGAGCATTTACTAGACTAGAACAACAAATTACACGTTTAGGATTCAGACTAGATATGCCAGACTTAGGAGCTAATCCAAATGAAATGAGTATAATGGCAGAACAAGAGGCAACAGACGCTCCAATCAAGCAGATTATGGAATTCAATGCTTCAGAGTTTGAATTTGCTGTAAATGTAGTTATGGATGCTATTAGAAAGTTCGTAGATGATGATGACATGACTCCAATCAATTCAACAGTAGATATTGAAATGGGAGAGGTTACAACGCCTATGAGAGGCATTCCGCTAGGTTGGATAGCTAAGGAGCTTAGAGATAACAAATACTTCGTAGAGGTCAATTCTAGAAGCGGTACAATACCTTCTAATGTCATGGAACAAGCCCAAGTGAGTAAAACAATGCAAACACTTCCACCTGGAAGCCCAGCATGGTTAAAGATGAGTAAGAAGATGGCATCATTAAATGGACAAAACATTTCTATAGAGGAAATGGGCATGCAACAGCAAGCCCCAGCTCCAGAGGGACAAGCTCCTCAGGGAGAACAGTTAACTGAAACAAGTCCGATAAATGCAGCAACTCTTAAACATCCACAACTAGTACAATGATAAAGAAAGTAATAGAAAATAGGAATCAAGCTAAGATCCAAAAGGAAAGCGGAGATGAAGTTCTAAGAACAGAAGAAATAGTTGGATCACTGTCTATAGTAAAAGACTTTGCTACATTTTACGCTAATCACGAAGTAGATCTAGAAACTGTAAGAGTATCAATGCTAATGGATTACTGCGAGACTCAATCATTTACACCAGAACAATTAACAGCATATAGGCAAGGACAGGATTCAATAGTAAGATTCTTTGAGAGTAGTGATGCCGACATAAAATCTTACATCTTGCAACAAAAAGAAAAGCAGAGAGGAAGTGTAGGTTGAAAGTTGTAGGTTTAGGTGTTATAATTGTATTGCTTAAAAAACTTAACAAATACCCCTCATGTCTAACGACGAGAACACCGCTGGTGATGAACTTCAATTAGAAGTCATCGCTCAGGATGAATCTATCGGAGACTCTCAAACCACTGAACAGAGTGAAGGAGAGACCGAGGAAACACAGTTGAATCTGGAAACAGATGAAGCTGAGGTTGGCAAGCTATCTCCTGCTGAGGAGAACGCTAAACGTCAGGAAGAAGCCTGGCTGAACAAGATAATTGCGGGAAAGGCACAAGTAGAAGATGCTCCGAAATGGTTGCATGCACGTTTAGAAGGTAGATTAAACGCTACCGTGAAACTGCCTGAAACTGAAGAGGTAGTAAAGAAACTTCTTGAGAAAGAACGAGAAGCTCAAGAATTCAAAGCTTTACAAGCGCAGATTCCGAAATTAACTCCTGTCCAAGCAAAGGAGCTGACTGATAGATTTAACACTCTGAAGGCTGCTGGAAAAGTAGTTGCATTACAAGCCGCACTTGATGCTATGGGATTATCCCAGAAAGTTAAGGAGGCAGAGATGCGAGGAATGGCTAAAGGGAGAATGTCCTTCCCTCAAAGCGGTCAACCGTCTGTTAGGAAACCTGAGCAAGCAACAATAGGAGGTGTACCAATGGATGTACTCTCAGATGAGAAGAAATGGAATGAGATGATCCGTACTGGAGACTCTTTCTTTGAAGCTTAGATCGGGGAATAGCATAGCTTTAAATTAGGATGAAACTAATTACTAATTTAAAATTATGGCTAATAATATCGGTCCAGACTTGCTGTCACCAGCGTTGTGGTCAGCAAGAACACAGATCCTTCTAAAGAAGAATCTAGTAGGTGCTGCTATTGCAAACACCGAAGAACGCGCAGGGTTAACATATGGTTATAGAGTACACAGACCATATCACGGAGATGTTTACGCTGTTACTTATACAAAGGGAACAGTGCCAACATTCCAAGATATGACTGCTACTGATGAATACCTAGATGTTGATCAAGCTAAGATCATCCCAGTTTATCTAGATGATATTGATAAGATCCAAAACAAATATCAAACATTGGATCTTTACGTAAATCGTATGGCGTACAGAATGAGAGATCAAATTGATCAGGCTGTACTTGCTAACGTAACAAATGCTGCTCTTTATAATTCTACAGCATGGTCATTATCACCTACTAATGTTGCTCAAGCTTTCTCTGAGGCTAAAGCTTCTCTATTCAACAATGGAGTAGAAGAGACAAAACCTTGGTACGCTGTAGTAGATGGAGACACTGTATCTACAATTGAACAAATATTCATGTTCAATGGATTCAAAGTATCTGATGACACTTTGGTTAATGGATATGGTACAGCTGCTTATCTAGGAGAATGGCAAGGTTTGAAGATGTTCAAATCTCAGAACTTACCTTCTACAGTTGGAATTACTTTCTCAGATGATCCAACGAATGCGACTACATTGATTATCAATGGAGTAACGTTTACGTTTGCTTCTTCTATTGGTACTTCTGCTGGATATGTTTTGATTGATGGAGGTTCTGATGTTGACGTAACTATCGGTACAAATTTGGTAGCTGCTATCAATGGAACAACTCCTGGAACAAAATACTATCCTTTATCTGCTTCTGACAGAGCTAAATTAGCTGCTGCTGGAGTACAAGCTTCTTATACAGCTGGTTCAAATCTTTTGACTTTGACGGCTTATGGGAAAATGGTAATCGGAGGAACATATGATACTGGAACTCTTGGAACACAAACTATGTCTTTGATCGTAGGACAAATGGGTGCTATTGACCTAGTTATACAAAAAGAAGTAGAAACTGAGATCCTACGTGTCACAGATGGTAGAAAAGGTTACAATATGACAACTTTTGATCTATTTGGAACAAAAATGTTCAACGAAGGAGCACAAAGAACATATAAGATGACTATCAATAAATAATAACCACCAATTAACATGGGTAAAATTTTAATCAGGCCAGAATTGCAGGGTGGCTGTACAGTTGGTGGGACAGAAGTAATTAGCGCAACAGGCGCTTATAAAGGCGTAATTTCTACGTCTAATATTACTGCAACGGGCAACACCGTTATTGGTGATGCTGGAACTGACACACTTACAGTCAACGCAAAGCTCGTAGGCCAGCTATACTGTAACGACACGGGCAAAACTGCGCAGACACTTAAAATCCATAATCATCTTACAGGGACTACAGAGATAGGTTGTTATGAAGGTAAAACTGAAACAACTAAAACTTCTGGAGCTTATTATGGACTATGGCAAGATGCTAATATTGGAGCAACTGGAACTGGAAGCGCAACAGCTATCCTCGGAGTTGCTACAGTAATGGCAAGCAAGACAGTTACAGGAGGAACGATAATTGGTACATACGGACAAGCTAGAGTTGATGGTACAGTAGCAGGTTCAGGCTTCGTCTCAGGTCTTTATGGCCTTGTTGAAGCGTCTACTGCAATGACCGCATCTCATGTTTGTTCTGCATGGCTAGATTCACATCAAGCTGAGGCAGTTACAGGAAGTCATGAACTTTTGTACATGACCAACAATGGAGCTGCGACTATGGATCAGGCTATTTATGTATATGGAGGAAATAAAATTACATCCTTAATGGAACTTAATACTGTTTCTGGAATGGTATCTGATACCGCTGAAACAGGAGGGACTTCTAAAAAGATTAAGATCACTATTGATGGAGTTGTCCATTATATAAATGCTTACACAGGCTAACATTTTTCTAGGGGAGAGGAGCCACATCCTCTCTCCAATGAAGAATCTTAACCAAAAAAACATGCAATTCCCAATCTTCTCAAGTAATCGCTTTAAGGTGCTTACTCCAAGCGACACAGCAAAACAGACGTATACTTGTGCTAGTGTTACAGGAGATCCAGGATCGCCAAAAGTTATTCCTGCATTCAAATATTTATACATAACTGTTACTGGTGATGTAGTTGTTAATAATGATGCTGGATCAGCTATAACATTCTCTGGAGTTACAGCTGGCACTCTACTTCCTGTTACAGGAAATATGTTAAAAGTTGGCACAAGCGCTACAGTTGTTGGAATATTCTAAACCAAATCTAAATGGCATTACCAGTTGTGCAACCAAATAGATTAGCCATAACAGGAAAAACGTGGGATTTCTCGGCTGGAATATTGAGAGCCACGACTCCTCTTGCGGCTACTGATGTTGCAAATAAAACATATGTTGATACAGGACTAGCAACTAAACTTGATTCAGGTGATTTTGCTAGTCAATTTGCTTTAAGTTTCGCTGCTGAGACTACTTCTAGTCTAACAGAGGGAACTAACTTATATTTTACAGACGCTAGAGCAAGGGGTGCTTTATCAGGAGTTGCCCCCATCACTTATAACTCAGGAACAGGAGCAATTGGATTTGACGGATCAAGTCTTGACCATAACACTCTCTTAAATCTAACTACAGGAGATGTTCATACTCAATACTACAACCTTACAAGACTAAATTCATGGTTAGCAGGTAAAACCACTACCGATTTAGCAGAAGGAGTTAATAAGTATTGGTCAAACACCCTCTGGGATGCTAGATTGGCGATTAAAACGACTTCCGACTTAACCGAGGGGTCTAACCTATATTTCACTACAGCACGCGCTAGAGCCTCTGTAAGTGGCACAGGATCTATCTCTTATGATGAGCCAACTGGAGTATTTGATGTTAATGAGTCAGGAATTAACCATAATGCGTTATTAAACTTAGCTGTTGGAGATGTACATACTCAGTATCATAATGATGCAAGGGCTTTATTGTGGTTGAATACTAGAAGTACTACAGATTTACCAGACGGAGGGGGTACTCATTCATATTTTACTCAAGCAAGATTTGATGCAGCATTTGCTGCTAAGACTACAACAGATTTAACTGAAGGAACTAATCTATATTATACTCAAACTAGATTTGATAACGCTTTTGCGGCTAAAACTAGTGATAATTTAACAGAGGGAGGAACTCATTTGTTTATAACTCCTTCAGAAAAGATAGTTTTAGACAATACAAGTGGCACAAATACTGGAGATCAAGTTGCTGACCAAATAACAATCGTTGGAGATGGGTCAATTGGCAGTCCTTTTACTGCTACTGGGTTAGCAGTTGCTACTTTTACTGGTTTGACAGATGTTCCTAACTCATATACTGGAGCTTCTGGGAAGTTTGTTACCGTAAAAAGCACAGAAGATGGTCTAGAATTCACTACTTTGCCAGATTTAAACGATTATTTGTATCTTCCTGGCCGTACTGGGGGTCAATATGCTATTGGAGGTACTCAAGCTGGAGATAGATTGACTCTTGTAGGAAATGAAATTGATGGAGGATATGTACATTCATTAGGTCCAGTGAGAATAGGTAGAGATGGAACTGATGATACAGCTACAATAGTTTCTGCTAATATAAAAGATGTTTCACCTCCACCTGAATTATTACTTAATCCAGGATTTGAGAATTGGGATATTTACTATACTTTAGATAATTGGTCTCCTGTTGGCGACCCTAACACTACAGATTATCTAGTTACTAGAACTACTGACTGTTATTCTGGTACTTATGCTATGGTAACTGCTGGTGGCGGAGGATTAGAAGGTTTTTCTGGAATATTTCAATCTAAAACAGGACTTACTCCTACAGATGACTATACTTTGACTTTTAGAGCTAAGGGAGTAGGTAAAACTGTAACTATTGGATATTCTGAAGATTTAGGAGCTAGTTATAATCAATCGTGGTGGAATTTTAGCACTTTTAGTTGGGATACAATTTCTCCTCAATTATTAATTGATGGAGGCCTAGAGCTTTGGACTGGAAATGTGCTAGATAATTGGTCAACAATGATTACTAGTGGGTCTCCTACTATAGAAGATGAAACTTCAATAGTTTATTCTGGTAGTCATTCTTGCAAGATGACTTCTACTGGAGTTGGAGAACAAATTTTTATAACACAGACAGTAGCAACTGGATTACCAGTTGGAACAGATATTGGTGCTATGTTTTATGCAAGAGGAGCTGTAGGAATAGAGTCTACATATTATTTCTTCTTAAATGGAGCTGGAACAGAAATATGGAACTTTAATACTCAATCTTGGGATGCTTATGTCCCTGGACCTCCAGGAACAGGCCAATATCAAATAATGTCATTGAGCACAAGCTTTTCTCCTGTTGAAACTTCTCTAAAATCACCTGTTGACGAAGGAGTGACTATGTTTATAGGTAGTACGCCTACTGGAGCTGGAGTAATATATGTTGATGCAGCTGCGTTATATCAACAAAGTATGGGTCCAGGAGCTGACAATTTATACACTTTCAATTTAACTTCAACATGGGATTTATACACATCTCCAGCTACTCAGGTTATAGTCCCAGCTGGAGGTAGAATAGATGTTGTTATTGGGTCGGTAGATACTGGAGCGTATGTAGACGCTGCAACATTTTCTCATGGAGCTAATCCAAGTATATTGACCGATGGAGGTTTTGAGGTTTGGACTTCTAATTATTCAGTTCCTACTTCATGGAGCGTTGGAGATTATAACAATATAGGATTTAATAATGGAACTGTTACAAGAGAAACTGGAACTGTTCATACTGGTTCGGTATCTGCCAAGATAGATAACGATGGTGGTAGTCAAAAATATCTTGGACAATTATTAACTTCTCTTACAGTTGGTAGCACTTATGATGTAAGTTTCTGGGCTACTTATGGAATAGGAGTTAGTAGTGATTTAGGACTTATTATACTTAATAATATAGAGTCAACTGCTACTCAGATATATGATTGGACTTCTAATTCTTGGGAGACTTATTCAGGAAATCCATCATATCCTTCTGATAACATAAAAATAGCCAGTGCTACAAACTCTTGGGTTGAACTATCTGATTCCTTAGATGCTCCTGCAAGCGGTAGTATGTACATAATGTTAATAAGTACAGCTACTGGAGAAGCCATATTTGTTGATGACGCTTCTGTTCGTATTCAAGCCACCACAGGAACTCCTACTCAAATATGGGATTTCAAAAACGAAAACGATTATCATAATTTAGACAATAATGATAAAATCTTAAGTTTTAGAACTGATGATGGATTAGGCAATCAGAAAGCTTTTTTTGAGATAGAAGGAGATGGAGTATTTACAAATACAGATGGATTATTTGAGTTTGCTGGAGATATTGAAGGTCAAGTATTAACTGCTAATCAATTAACTACTCCTGGAATACTTAAAACTGATGATGGAAATGGGACTGTTCAAGTAGAAGCTTATAGTGGACATGGAGGTACTCTAGTGGCCGTTAAAGGAGACGCAAGTGGGCTTGAGTTCATTTCTCCTGGTAGCGGAGGAAGTGGTGATGTTGTTGGCCCAGGAAGTTCAGGAGATAGTCAAATAGCTTTATTTGATGGAATTACTGGTAAACTTCTAAAAGATAGTGGAATTACTATAGATGGAACTCATACAATAGACTTAAAAGGATATTCAGGTGGAATCGTAAATCTTAGAGCAACTGAAGGAGCTGGATTTGATACCACTATTTCAGGTGGAGATGCGTATACAATGATGGCTGGCTCTTATGCAGGTGGAAATTTAGTTATAAAAGGAGGAGATGGAGTGGGAACTGGAGTTTATGGAGTTGTTAGAGCTGATAGCAGAATAGTTATTGGGACAGATATTGCACATGGATATAAGCCTGGATTATTCGTCAATATGCCAGCTGGAGGATACGATGGCACTGGCAATAAGAACGCTGCTTTATTTGCTAGTCCTGCTAGTGATACTGGTAATCTGTTTAATAATGCAAATATTGGAATAGCTCAGACAACAAACACCAATAATAATTTTGCTTTCTTTAACTTCTATAATGCTAACTACACTGATGCAGCTACATTTGGAGTTAAGTATGTTGACCATAGTGGAGTTACTCCTCATGGAGATTTCTTTATTGCTACGGCAGATGGAGGGTTGCCTACTAATAAATTAGAGGTAGCGGCTGATGGAACAGTTAAATTAAATTCTTATACAGTTGATGGATTTGTTAAGTTCACAGGTTCTGATGGGACTTTAGACGTTGATACCAGTGTTTACATAACAGATATATCTGGACAGGATTTATCAACTGCCGACAATTCTAGTTCACAATTTATTACTCAAGGAGACATAGATTGGGCTACAAATGTTCCAGCTAATGAAACTGACCCATTATCTTTACATCTTGACCAAACAACGCCTCAATCAATAGTTAATGGTAAACCTACAGTTGAAGGATTTGTATTTAACACCTCTCCAACAGTAGGAAGTTTTACAGAGGGGAAATTGTATTATGATAATACATGGAAAACTTTAAGTGCTGATATAGACCAAGATGTTACTTTGCAAATAGGACAAGAGACTATGGTTCGTGTATATAACGGTACTGGTT